TTATATATATTAATAGCATTTTCTATTCCTGTGACGTTCCAGTGAGCTTCCTGTAAAGTGGTCTATTAAGCTTCCAGTGAAGGTCTGTGACTGTTTCTGTGATATGGTCTCAGATTTGGACATGTATTTTTTTTTTTAACTTTTTTATTTTTGGCGATGCTTAGGCATTATTGTACAAGAGTCTTCGAAGTTCTTTCAAGAATGATAATGTTAAAAGGTTATTTGTAAAGTATCTGTAGAAAGTTACACAGATGTCGCGTTCTACGGTACTATGTGGATGAATATAAAATTTATCTATGATGGTATCTGTACAACCCAAAACGATTTCTCTGATGCCTACTTCGTTTTTAGTCATATCTAAAAAGTGTTTATCGAAGAGAGCATGAATGTACTCTCTAGATAACGTCTTGTTACGCGGATAGAATACGGTAGGTACAATACTGGGATAGTACGATTTGTTTTTCTTGCGCATCTCTTTGTGAAGCATGATGGCGTACACAGTTCTTTTCTTGTGATAGTGAGCCCATTGCTGAGGATAGCCTAGATGTGTTCTCTTGTCTTTGTATTCCGGGCTATGCAGAACGTTATAGTAGAAATCAAGTGCCTCGTCGAGATCTTTTGTGTCGTTGTTCATATTCTGCTCAAACGCTTTACACAGCAGTCTGCATCGTGCACGCGTGACCCAGTCCAAGTCGTCAGAGATCTTCTCGAGTATTTCTGCAGGCATGTCCTGTAAGCCGGGCTGACTAGCGCCGCGTGTTCCCGAGAAAGTGATTAATGTAGTCATTGTTAGGCTTGTTGATCTGCGGCACAAAATTCTGTTGGAATGTATACTTTTTCTCCACGGTATCTACAGGTTTCAGCGGAATAGACGTATCAAAAAATTGAGAAGGTACGTTTGCAAGCTTTTGTGTACTAGGCTGTTGTTGTCTATATTCTTGTCCAAAGTTCTGTAGTTGCTGATGCTGTTGTAGTTGCTGATGCTGTTGTAGTTGCTGATGCCGTTGCTGTTGCTGTTGCTGTTGTAGTTGCTGTTGTAGTTGCTGTTGCTGTTGCTGTAAGAATCTGTTTTTGATACGTTTAGGCTTGATGTACGAATGATACTTTGCTGGTCTCTTAAATCTTTTAAGATAATACTGTACTTCGTCGTCAGAAGGATCGGATTCCTCGGATGATTCGGTTTCAGATTCGTAGTATTTTCTGTAGTAACGTTCTTTTCTTGGCCTGTGTCTACGTTCGTGCCTTGACGCTTTATAACCAAGATGGTTAGCAGTGTCTTCTGTATCGGATTCATCGGATTCAGTCTTTGTATGCCTATGCTGGGTTTCTGTATTCATCGCATTGGGTTTTGGCGCGCATGTCCTTTCTTCTTTTGTTATTGTACTGGCCGGCTCAGTCACAGGGACATTAGCGGTTTTTGTTATCGGGACATTCATAGTTTCTGTCGTCAAGGCATTTGCTGTCTCTAACGTACTTGCTTTATAGTCTTCGTGATCTTTGCGTTCTTGTGAACTGATATCCAAAATAGATGCACGCTCTTCAAGTTCGTGGAATTTCTCGATGGGAATTCGTATATGCTTGCTTGGTGCAGGCGCTTTACGTTTCGCTTTACTGTACGTTCTCAGGAGACCGTTGATCCTGTCTAGTGCCATCAATAGTCTTTGTGTGTCTCCAGTAGTCTTGTTGATCAGACGTTTAAGCCAGTATCCCCTTTTCTGGCCTAGAGGCAATACAGCTGAATCTAGACGCTGGTCTATAACATGTTCAGGAATGATATCAACAAAGTTAAATGCACGCATCGCATTCTTGACATCGCGTCTCAGATCTTCTGTTGCTTGTGCGTCGTAGCAGTCTTCTTTCTTGTAACTAAAGTTGTGTATGCCTTTAGCGATGAAATCCCGTTCGGTATCATCGAGATTCAAGTCAGCAGACTTCTCTGTTGTGTTGTCTATCTGATCATGAGATTTCTCAGTGTCGATGTTTTCTATGTTCTGTGGCGGAGTAGATACTTCAATTATTTGTGGTTCTTTGTCTGACATCATAGTATCTTCTCTGGATTCTGTAGAGACAGCCATGATTTAATAGATTGTCCTGAGAACGATGTATAATTTACGTTGCAAATTGTTGGCAAAGCTATCGGGCTAGGCGTATTTGCAGGCGCAATCCGAAATACAGTGCAAATGACCTTTGGCAAATGATGTTTGTTATATACTATTTTCGATGTTTATTATATACTATTTATATTTACAGATTATAGACATTCTGGTATGACATAGTACATATAAAAGTTTATAGACATTCTGGTATGATATAGTACACATAGAAGTTTATAGACATTCTGATAGTTTGCATAGTAATTTTTAAACACTGAGAAATCAATAAGGAGCATAAGATTTCTTAGATGGGGCTACACCCTGGCGCATCTGAGCATCATACTGTTTGATCTGGTACAATGCTTGCTGCTTTTGAGAACTATTGTACAAAAGGCCATCAATGGCTGATTCGGTGACTGCACACGATAGAACGATGCCTTGGAAGACATAGGGTCCTACTTTCTGTTGGTAACTTTGCATCGACGAACGCATTCTCTGTATACTGGACTTTACAACTAGAAGGCGATCTTCAGTAGGCACAGACATGTAATCATAAACAGAGCTGAAGTAGTCGCTGTACGGCTTCACGAGATTCTTGAGACCAGCTGACCTGAGTTTCTTTACAATGTAGTTACCAGAGCCGCGCTGGACCATCTTGAATGTTGCATCGACTTCTTCTGGTACAAGGACACTGCGACCGAATGCCTGTGGGTTCACAGCATCGTCCTGTGCGTTAGTCGTCGCACCGGCCTGTTGTTGCATCAGAGATTCTCTGTCGACTGGAATCTGGACTTCCATGGGATCGTATTCGTAAGTATCGTTGGGTCGGCGTGTATACTCATCTGAACTCGTCGGCTCGGGATCTTCGATGAAACTGTCCAAAAAAGATACAAGGTCATTGCGCAGCTGTGTCAGCTTGATATTGACATTCTGTTGCAACGGTATCAGGTCTGTATCAGCAACCCTATTGAGTTGTCGGATGTCTCCGCCAGATACGCGAGGTCCGTACAGATTTTCGCGGAAACTATTTGTAGTATCCACGGGACGTTCGCGTCTATACGAAATATCAGCACCCAGTGCAGCTAACGCAGGTCTGTTCAGAGAATCATAGTTTGAAGAAATGTTTGCGAGAAGCTGTGAGTCGTCCAGGTAACTTTGATTGTGCGTGCTTTCCTGTACAAACACATGCTGAGACACAGAACGATCATCGGTAGGCATACTTGGCTGCTGTCCAGTCACATCAGGTACAGCGGGAGGCATCTGTAGCTGTCCTTGTTGTGCAAGCATCTCAGTGTCTTGCGGTACTGGCTCTGTTTTGATTGGCGCAGTGTTTTTAATTTCTTCGATTTGTCGCTTCAATGGTTCAAGATAACTGAGATAGTCCAAATACAGTTGTTGGTCTCTTTCGTGTGACACCGTTTCATACATTGTCTGTAGTTGCTTCTCCGCTGCACTGCGATCTCCCTTTGCAATCATATCACGAATCGATGCATCCATCATCTCTATTTCTGTCATGATATCTGCATTGAATTTTGTGGCAGACGATGTTGCTGTGCTCACTTCTGCCCCTTTCTGCTTCGATATCAGGGGCGTAACTGGAAGCTGTGGGGCTGTGGAAGTGCTGGGTGTTAAAGGTTTTAAAGTATTGTCCGATGCTGAACTACTTGTTGCAAAATAAGGAAGAGCTTCATCTAAAATCGCCTTGAGTATATCAGCTGCGAAACTTGTGTCGTTGAAGGCCTGCTGATCTCTATTTGATTCTAGGATCTGTGCCTCTTGGCGCAGATCATCAATATACTGAACCACAAAAGTTCGCAAGTATTCATTAGAACCGAGAATCTCTTTATTTTTTTCCAGTATCTTTCGAAGGTTATCGTTTACGCTCTTATACCTGCTTGTTTCCTTTGAACGCAGAGTCGTACTCGCAATTCCTAGTGCTTCTTGTATTTTCTTCATTCGATGATGCGGACTTTCGCCAGTTGGAACGTGGGCAGTTGCGCGTCCTTTTGATCTTGTAAAAGGTCGTGACATTTTCTAGTGATTTTGGTAATTTGCTAGTAATTTCCTAGTAGTTGATCTCGGTTCCAGTCGATCTTTGCTTGTAGCGCAGCGCTTTATATGCACTGTTCGCAGGACCCTTTGAAAAGATCTGCGCACGCTCCTTGTGCATCACTGGCTGTTTCCAGATCGCTGCTTCTTCCATCGCCATGTGCTTGATGTCGCTGTACTCGGCCTTCAGTGCATTCTTGACATCAGCGACAGTGTGGTGCACAGAAACGGGTTTACCGTTATATGTATTTTCTAGCATGCCGGGCATTTCAAATTTGATCGATTTGGGGGTTCATGCTTTTTTATTGTGTTCGCTTTCTTTATATACTGTTAGTTCATGACATCGTTCGCTTTTTGTGTTCTATTAGTTCAGGACTTCGTTCGCTTTCCTTATGTCCGATTAGTTCAGGACTTCAACGACCTCGCCAGGGAAGAGATCAACAAACATATCATAAGAAACAAAGATGTTAAGCTGACAAGCCTTGAATTCAGAGGAATTGTGTTCAAGGCGAATAAACAGAGGCAAGCCCTTAGTAGTATCAAGACCACTCAGACGATCAAATTCGCGCTGAAGATCCATGCCGAGAATAAACTTGGTCTTGTGATCAAATGCATTTACAGTCATGCCGTGGGAGACATCCGCCATGGCAGAGATGACCTTTTGAAGTTCAATAAGGCGCTCACCGGCGTACATATCAGTAGACGGCTTAGTATCGATAGTGTGCATCGGGAAATACTGAGTGCCGATCTTGACCTGGAAACCTTCAAGACCGTTTCTAGAAAAGATAAATTTGGGATAAGGAGGATGAGCCAGATCGCCATTGCGCCGCATGACAGCAAGAATACTACGAGCACTCCTAACTCTCTCAGCAACCTGGATATCAGTAGTGCCTCCAGTATGGCTATACACGTGATTAGTATAAGTAATATAGGGAATAGTGATACCCTGTGACAGGGAAGCCTCGAACGCCTGATAAAACGAATCATCGAATTCAAGAATCTCAGCCATATAAGAAACGTTGCTGATCTCGTAAGTCCTCTTTTGAGATGTAAGTTCTGCAGAAGGTGCGTTTGCAGAAGCATTCGGGAATTGTGTCGGTGCATCTTGTAGCAAATATGTCTGCTTGACAGGGCCACCTGGCTGACAAAGACCAGGCGTCTGGAGACTACCGTTAACAGCATCGGTTACAGTAGCCGGTAAAGTCAGAGAGCCCAAATCGCCAGGAGCGCTTCCAGTCCCACCAGGAACAGTCGTATACGTGGAATTTGCATACATTGTTGCAACACTTGTGTTGTTACGAGAAGGTGCCCATGTATGACAACGAACGAAATCAGCCAGTGTGATTTCTATCTCTACAGGAGGCATAAAACGAAGAGGTAGATATTTTGCTGATCGAAGTAGACCACTCAACAAGACGACTTGATACTCTTTACCCTCTTTGCCCCAATATTGAAGGGTGTATCTGGCCTCGTCCGGTTCTAAACCAGTACCTACAGCTTCAGCTTCAGACGCAGCACCAAAATTAAGGCGACCGCTACGGTTTCTACTGACAGGAACGCCGTCGACCGAAGACTGGCAATTTCCAGCAAATTGAACATTGGCGACTGTCCCGTTTGAAGCAGGAGACAAGTACTCGATTATTTTAGGAACCCAAGAAGGCTCGTAGCCTTCTAGCTGGCCAGCCAGAGAATCGCGATACTGTGACGTCACGACAGAAGATTTCAATATTTCATGTAGAACGTTATAGTCGTCAATGTCTTCCACGATTTTTCCGCCAATCTTAATACGCAAACGCTGGATCCAGTTAGAACCACTCGTCGAGAGACCAGATGCTTCGCAAATTTCCTGTGAAGTATTAGCAGCAGCTAACTGCGCAGGATTAATAAGATCTGCATAGTCCGTCAATGTCAACCCATTTCCAGGAGTCTTATGCGTGAACACAAAGTAACTATTCAGGCCGTTCAGGAAACCGTTCTTAGGAAGCTGGATCTGAATGACGCGCTGACCAGTAGGGTTGTAACTGCTACCCTGAAGAGGTTGGACCTTGACAGTCGTTTTACGCCGCACGTTACCAGCTACACCCGGGCCATAGACGGCCATATCGGGCAGCTTGGTCATAACTTTCGGGTGAAGAGGTGTAGGATCCATTTTTTGATAATACTAATTAGCGAACAAAAATATCTGCAACTGCAAATGTTCTTTGCATCCGTTAATAATGCCTTTATTTATACTATCGAGTTTCATTTAAGCTTTGATTTAAGCTTTTTTATACGCTTTTCATTTTACGCTATACACCAAGAAAAAATATAACTAAAAAATATCTAGTAACTGTAAGATGCATCGCGTCTCTCGTCGACAAAGAAGGCATTCATCTTATGACCTTCTAGCATGCCATACAGATTCAAAACCGTATCCAGAGAAGCTATGCCTGTATCTGCTTTCTTCTTTGTTCCTGTGACTGTTGTTGCGTTCAACGAGCCGCCAAGAATATTGTAGACAATGTCATTAGCTGTATACGATCTCAATACTGACGAGTCACTTCTGTCTATGAGGTCTCTCGGGCTTGTCGCGCTATTGTAGACTGCAGCGTTTTTGATAAAGGGATAGTCCCTCTTGAACTGTGTACTCAATGCACCGCCTAGACTGTGGCCTGCAATGTAGTAAGTATACTCTTGCGGATTGTACCTCGCAAAGATACTCTTGAGCTGTTCATTGTCGTACGCGTACCTGTCTGTAGATTTCAACAGACCGAGACCTGTAGGAACCCACGCCTTGACATCGCGTTTATCTGCCGTGCCGCGTATGCCCAGCATCACGCGTTTCGTCTGTGGATCAACGAACGCCTTGATCGTATCTGACTGGTACACTAACACAAAGGGACCTATGTGCTCGGGACTTTCGCGACGATAAGCGTACCGAGCCGCTTCCCTGAAATACGTTTCGTCAACATCAGACACAAAGCGACTCATCCGGGTCTTGGGCAGTTCGTTCATGATAAACTTGAACTGTTCTGCTAACAGCGAAGTCTGCATATTCTGGACTTTATCACTCGGTAGATCGCCATACAGAATATCCAGACTGTCTACGATCTCAAAGATCTTTTTAGAAACGTCACTGCCGAACTGGTCCTGGGCGTACTGTGTCGCGTACTCTTTCGTCTTTGTCTTGGCGACATTATAGGCTTCCTGAAGAACGTTGGCCTTGACTTTATCGAGAATTTCTTCGGAAGAACCTGATAACGTATCTTCGCTAAGTGCTTTACTCAGAAGATCTGTGATGCCATACCGACGCACTGATTCAGGCAGAGCTTTATCGACCACTTTCATTAAGGCTTTCATCGCGACCGCCTTGCCATCTTTATTTGCGTCTCCTGATTTCAATAGACTTTTTGAACCATTCGCAAATTCGTTGATGACAGTATCCAGTGAGTATCCTGTAGCATTCGTAAACGCGTTACTGAACCCATTGAGATCATTGTCAAATAGTTTCTGTGCATTGTCTGTGATCTTCTTGGCGATAGCATCAATGATGGCGTCCTGTGCATAATTGATCGCTTCTTCGCCCACAAGTTCCTTAAGCGAATCGGCCATCGCCATGAACGATCCCATCTTAGCCTGGAAATCCTGTGTTGCCAGATCGTGTGCGCCTGCAGCTATCGTTCCGACAGAGCCTCCAGTGCTTACAGATTGTACTACAGCGTCGACGAACTTGGAAGCGACACCCTTGACATCGACGCCGGCTATAGCCTTACCAATGACATTCGTACCGATTCTGATGATGGTATCCTTTGCAGCTCCTGCACCGCTATAGAGTTTTGACAGAGCATACTTGGCCGTGGTCGTATCACTTGTCGCCCATTTCAACAGACGCTCGCTGATAGTTTCTGCAATGATGTCTGTACCCACTGCGGGATTGCGTGCATACTGTCCGATCGCAACAGCCGTATCGGGAATGATCTCACCAAGAATATCTGCACTTGGGATGCCTCGTGCAACTGCCGTTTCAACCAAAGTACTTTGTGCATTTGCTATCACACTCGCAACAGAATCCTTTGTGATCACAGTGTCCATGAGAGCATCGCCGAGCTTGTCTACAAACGAACCTATAAACGGCGAGAAGCGACCAAGTACTGTACCGTTGATACTGTTGACTACAGAGTCCTTGACCGTCTTTGTCATCAGCGAGCCGCCCTGTCTCATTGCTACAACAAGTTCGTCAGCACGTGGGTTTGCTAAGAAGGCATTGCGGAATTGCAGTACTTGGCTGCTGGCCAAAGCATCTGTCGAGACTACAGCAGAGACCTGACTAGACACGCCCACAGAATCAGATAGAACATTTGTGACAGCTTGGCCTGGTCTTGTGAAATAGCTGCCGAGTTTTCCGCTGACGTAGGATCCGACTTCGCGTCCCAGCTGGACCATATTCCACGCATCATCGACCGCCTTACTCGGGCCAATAACTGTCGCTGCAGGCCTGAACATGACAGATCCGCGTCCTACAGAAGTCGACACGGGTTTTATCGCAGACAGACTACTTGTAGAAGTCGATACAGGTTTCATCGCTGATAGACTACTTGTTGAAGATACCAGTCCGCCTCTGAACGGCGTCTGAGTCTGCCTAAGTCCCACCGATGTTCCGAGTGAAGCCAAGTCTGTCATCTCATCGACTGTACTTAAAGCGCGTAACGGAGCAGCTGCAGAACCACCGAGCAGAGATGCCTGTTTGGCTGCTTGAGCCGCCTTGTACGCTGATACAGCAGCATAGCCGCCTTGAATTAAAGATGCACCGGCTGTCGTGATACTCAATGCAGTAAAGAGTTTGTGGAGCCACTCGGGACCGCCAACTGGAGGCATGCCCATGGATGCGAGACTGACACCAGCACTCGCTGCGCCTACAGCCAGACCAGCCGCTGAAGCTCCCAGAGGCAATGCAGCCACGCCTAGTGCAAGTCCAAGTGCGGCTGTAGTCCAACTCAGAGCGACTTCCCACGGTTCGGGATCGTAGTACTCGTTGCCTCCGGGATTAGCGATCTGTCTCGCAAACAGCCTTGCGTCTTCGTCTGTCCACTGAGGATCGTCGCGTGTCACAAGATAGTGTTTGTGACCCCGTTCTATGACGTACGCGTCTCTGTACTTACTAAATTCAGCCAGTTCGTCCGGTGTCAGCTCAGACGGATCTTTGCTTAACAGGGTCTTGCTCTTATCCTGGATTTCATTGCTGTACGTATTTTCTACGTAGTTTGCATACGTCTCTTTCATCTCGGGTGTCCATTCATTGTATGGCTTTCCAAACAGTTCGCGTCCGTCGCCTCTCACTGTATTGAAGACATCTTTGGCCATCGTGACTGTGTCCATCAGCAAAGGCAATTTAGCGACATCGTAAGGTTTCTCGCTCGGACGTCGACCGCGTCTCTGATCCTTGTTACGAATTGTATAGGCCATCTGATTCTCAGGCCCGTTCATCGTACTTCTATTGGGACTAAAGATACTCTGAATGAAATGAAAGCGTCCGAGCGCTGATCCGACCAGACTTTGTTCGTCTTTCACGGCATCCCCATACAATCTCTGCCCCTGTACAAGAGCACTGTTTGAGCCGTCGATAGACTGTAGAGTTTCCATCATCTGAGTCTTGTAAAAGTTCTCCATATCAGCCTGACCAGATACCAGAGAGACTTTGTTATTCAGATCGTACAATCTTTGCTTGGCATCTTGTAGCTGCTGATAGCGCTGTACGTAGACACTCTTGACATCGTTCGTATAAGCCGCATCAGGCGAGCGCATGGCATCAAGGACGTACTGGATCTGGAGATCAAGCGCAGCAGCTATAGATGCCGTGTTTGGATTCTGTCTGAGCTGCTGAGTCACGGTATCAGATTTAAGTTGTTGCTGTATACTTTGGTATTTTTGATCGTACGCGTTACGTAGATCGTACTCAAGAACTGCCCTTTGGTCTTCAGGAATATTCTGTGCTTCTAGACGCTTGGCTAGTTCATCAATGAGCTCGTCTGTACTTTTAGCCGGTCCCTGTGTTGCCGTGACAGTATTCTCTGATGCCAGTCGCTTAACATTGTCGGGTACCGCCTGTGCATCAGCGGGTCTTTTATTCGTATCCAATGAAGGCTGTAGCGTATCTGTTACAGGCTGAAGTTTATCTACAGAAGGCTGTATCGGATTTCCAGCAGTCTGTAGCGGATCTGAAAGGGACTCTCGGGTATCAATAATAAGATTTTTATTTTCTGTTGACATTTTAGAATTTACACGTTAAACAGTATTCTTCATCGGGTTTATGATAAAATACAAGTCCCCGTTATTATTTATGCCATCATTACTCAAGTATAAATATTGCCTCGGCATGACTTTCAGCGGCGCATGCAAGAAGAATCGGGCACGAAACGGCAACATTGTTCGTGATACATTTCTAGTAACGGGGATGTTCATTATAAACGTTCTAGATACATTCGGTAAGACTTCATGCAGTCTATCAGTTACAAAATACGAAGTGTGATCCATATCCAGACCCAAATAGAGATCAAAGTAACATTTGGTCATGCCATTATTTGTGACTGTGACATCCAGTCTTGTAGTTCCTGATGATATCGATACACGCACCCGACTTATGTAGAAACGATAGCCCATGGATTTAGCCAGTATTTGAGCTACACGGATCTCGTTTGGAGACAAAGGCCCGTCAAATAGTCTCTGGAACAATGCCACTGAAGCACGGTAAGTCTTGAGTGTTTCTAGTAAGAATTGTGTCGATCCTACGCAGCTTGGCGATCTAAGTAGACAATGCTGGACGGGCGGAAATATCTCGCCGCCAATGATGCCTGTCGTGTACGTCAACGTCGTATTGGACCGCTCTAAGATGGGCTTGATGAAACTATCATAATACGAAGACATGATGGAATCGTCGCTGTAGCCTATCGACAAGTTCTTCAGGTAAGCTGCTTCGTTGTGTGCATTATAGACGGGAAGAGAAGCGACATTAATGCCTATCTGTAAAAGCGTATCAGGAAACGCCGTACGGTAAGTCTTTATGATATTAGATAAAACTGGTGTCGATGGAAACGTCTGTGCATTGTACTGCAGTGGCCAAGTGTGCCATTCGCCCCAGAAACCTACAAGACCCAGCTGGACAATACCGATACGCTTATCGCCATTGTACTGAGCCCCAAAGACTCTAATGAATCCAATCAGAGTATCTACAAGTCTCTTATTGGAATAATCAGGTAACAAGCTGCACGATGCACAATTGCCGTTCTCGCTGTACGGTCTTGCTGATAGGCCTCCTCTCATCAAAAAGTCGGGAATTCCTGATGGCAGTCCAGGGTAGTCTACATAGAAACGCACGACGGCCTGTCTTCCATTTCTTGCGACTGTCGATAGATCCTGTTCAAAGCGTGTCCACGAATACGATCCAGGTCCTGTGACGACACTCTTAAGTGGTACGGCTAGAAACTCCAAAGAGGCCGGGAAAGTCTCTGGCTGCATAGGAACATTCTGATTCTGTACAGGCCCAAAGCGATAAAAGCCTGTGAGTGGATTCTGGAATTGTTGCGGGATATCCTTAAACGCAAAGTTAATCGTGTCGATGTACTGGCCTTGTACTAGCCCGATGAGTAAGATAGACACTACAAAAGTAACAAAGAGTCTACATTCTAGATGTTTTCTTTGTTGTTTTTCTAGATTTCTTCTTGTTCGTGGTGTTCTTTTTGGAATGACTTTTTGGTCTGAGCAGGAGAGGCTCTTGCTCCTTGTCCTTTTCTGTGAAAACATCATCTTTGTGTCTATCGTTTTCGACAGTATCGTTGTCTTTTATTCTTTTACGTCTTGTATCTGGACTCTCGGGTTCTTCGATTTCGTCGTAATCCTTTTCGGTTTGTACAGATACGGGTTCTTGTGCACGGCGATGCAGCTTGATTCCGCATATTGAAAATTGCGATCCAGATTTTCTGTGCATTTTAGTTTAATTTTCTATAAAATGTTCTGTTGGCGATAATAAGATTGATGATGAGCCTTATTTTTTATTTTTATTTTTTGCAGATACATCCATGTTTATTTATAAATATAGAATTATCAGATAACTGGCGTACGCAACTGTGCAGGATTGACATCATCCGCATTCTCTTTCACGATACTTAGAACGCACGACCATTCCTGGCCCTGTGTATCTATGATATCGCCATCCGAATACGTCAGTTGCAACCTGAGACGGCTGATACGACTATTCGGAGCAAAATTATATACAAGTGAATCGTACGGTCCCACAGTGATGATCTGACCAAACGTGTCTACATTAATGGGAACAACAGCTAGAATATCTGCAGGGGCAGCTGTACGTGCATCAATAAGATCGTAATTAATAGGAATGCTACTGATCCTAATGAAGAGCTCGCTGTAAAAGTAAGGACCGTAGATGTTGGGACTCTGTGAAAACGTGACAGTATTGGCTGCAGTGACAGGGAAACCGAGGATGCGTTTTGTATAATCCAGTGAAGTGCCTCCGAAGACGACGTTGCTTACAGTAAACGGAATGGTAGGTGCAGTCTTATCGATAAAAGCGAGCTTGTTACTTGTTGTCGTGGCTACACGAAGAGGACACACCGCGCTTGCATCGTAGATCTGGCGATTGATGCGTCCCAGAATTCCGTAATCAAAGACTTCGCCGCCAACAATCTCTGTCTTGGAAGGATCATAGAATCCAGGTGACAGCGTCACTACAACAGCTGAGACAAGACCGGCAGTACCAGCAGGTATAGTCAATGAAACTGTCTTTGTGATATTGTTGAACGTCATCGGAATATTCGCTCTGTGGATCTTGATGCGCGTGTTGCCATCTGGAGGCACGACGATCTCGTTCTGTAGAAAGATCTCAAAGTTCGAGGGAATATCGCCCGGGTTAGTACGGTAAGCACTATTCACGTAAATGTGCTTATAGAAATTCCCAGTCTTTTCCTGTTGTTTGAGACGCAGGCCAGCATTGTACTGGCGTTGCATAAGTTGACTCTGTGCAGGGTTGGCCATCTTAAATTATCGATGCAGCTTTAAACGATAAACACAAAATACCGACGCATTCTGTTTTTATATTCACGTCTTCGTCATATTCAATATCAGATCTCGCCAGGACCTCTTTTAAGAATCATCATCTCGGTATCAGCAGCATCCAGCAAGCTTACAATATCCTGAATCAACTTTACAGCATCTGTGTGTTGACCACACAAGACATCAATAGATACATAGTACTGTTCGGGCCAGGTATGTATAGCCACGTGACATTCACGAAGCATAAACAACAGACTCAGTGATCCCTTCTGAGTAGCATCAAAAATATGGTACTGGTGTCCAATGACATCGCCTCCGTGCTTGGCGATCACGGCAGAGACTTCGTTGACCATTCTTGCAGGCTCAGCAGACCATTGCTCAAGTACGCCAACATCGTACAAGTAGACGTCTGAGATAATATGAGTCCCAGATGAGCCAAGAAGAGTCCTGCGCCCAAGCCGAGAGTGCACTTCCAAGCCCATCTGTGCAATTATATTATAAACATCGTGATACGTAGACAACATACAGGACATAAAAACATCGCCAAAAATAAAAAAAAAGTTAAAAAAAATACATGTCCAAATCTGAGACGACTATACAGAAACAGTCACAGACCTTCACTGGAAGCTTAATAGACCACTTTACAGGAAGCTCACTGGAACGTCACAGGAATAGAAAATGCTATTAATATATATAAAAAATAAAAAAAATAAAAAATAAATTAATAAACATTTTTTTATACAAATAATATGCAAAATCTAGCACTTATTAAATAATTAATAGCATTTTCTATTCCTGAGAGATTTCTGTATGCTTCCAGTATGGCTTCCTGTATCAGGCTTGATAGACCATTGATAGACAATAGATACAGGAGCGTCACAGGAATAGAAAATGCTATTAATATATATAAAAATAAAAAAAAAATAAAAATAAATTAATAAACATTTTTTTAAACAAATAATATGCAAAAAGTAGCACTCATTAAATGATCAACAGCATTTTCTATTCCTGTATACTTTTAGAGAGAGTTTTGTAGGGGTCCTGTGTCATAATTCTCTCACTAATTCTAGTGAATAAAAATAACAATGTTAAAATGACTTTATAGAAATACTGGTACCTTTATTATTCTCTGTTGACGATCAAAGGCGTTGTAAAGTTCTTAAAGAATCTGTACTTTGGATGCTTGTAATTGATGTACAAGAAGCTGTAAGGCTCTTTTGTGGCGTGCTCGTAGAGGGCCAGCCAAGTGTTATCTTTCACGAGAACGGCTTGTTCTTCTATGATCTTTTTGAGTTCGCCTCGATTATATATACGAAAAATGATGAGTGCGCTGAGATTGACACGCACAACCGGCGGCATGGCCTTGTAGATCTGGATGGCATACAGGAAGCTAATCATGAGATGCCTATGGCGCGAAAAGCTGTTAGTAATGATAGAGCCTCGTTCGAGTGCCTTGACTCCCACAGCGTCGTCTATGATGATCAGAATGCGATCGAGCTTTTGGTGTTTCTGTCTGTCGACTTCTTCTTTGATCTGATCCTTAGTCCAGCCTTGTGATTGTGCTTGCATGGATACGGCTTGTTGGATACCTTCGATCTGTTTGTTTACTTTGCCTATGATGTCGTTCATGACTGGTGTGAACTGTGTGACATCAGTGATGACGCGCTCTTCGTTGAGTTTCACTTTAGCGTAGGTATCATCCAAGTAGAAAGTCGGGCTGAGCATCCAGACCTGGTCGAATTTCTTGTAGTAAAACTCGGGTCTGCTGATGAGGTTATAGATGATAGTACTCTTTCCAGAACCCTTTGGGGCCAAGAGACCCATAGCGAAAGGCGGCTGAGGCAAGTTCTCATGAACAATGTCGAGTTCTGTGACATAAAAGACTGGTTTCTCTACGGGCTTAATATTTAAGCTCTGTTGTGTATCGGCATTCTCTCCGTTTTTAGTATTCTTCTTTGTGGACTGCTGGACACTGCTTGTGTGCTTTGCAGCTTCGGCTTTTTGGAATTTAAGAATTTCCGAGTACGTGTTTTTATCTTCGGCTGTATCCATTTTCTACAAAAATAAAAAGATTTTAGAATAAGAACGCTTTAATAAAAATGTCGTGGGCGAGCCTGAATCTGATGTGCAACGGACAAGCAGTTCAGTTGCACGATGTTGTAGCGCGGTTAAATATAGAAGAACGCATCTCGATAGCAGCTAATGTACAGACCAGTCTTGAGAAAGATCTAGATGTCCTGTTAGAAAAGACGGACAAGTGTCCTAAATGTTTCATATGTAAGAAACACTTTGTAAAATCGGCCTATGAGCATCTAGTAGTGTCGCTTACGTCAAATAGAATGTGTGGACACGTCTTTCATGCTTCCTGTGTCGTAGATAAAATGGCGGCAAATCCAAGCTGTCCAGCCTGTAACATGGCGCCAGTTTTTCTGTGTAATTTGATTTTTGATCATTAGATTTAAATTATTATCTTTCTGACATTTGAGTATATAAGTCGCTTCAAAAGACTTTTCGTCTACATTTCTTTGTGTCAACTGAAAACTGTTGGACATTCTGTTAAAAAGCAAGATGGCCGAGACTGCTGTGATTGATACTGGTGCGCTTTACAACAAGATCAATAGCCAATTGGAAGAACTGAAAGGCATGCTGAGTGCTCAGCCTCGTGTTGCTGATGGCCAGGCTCCTGCTGCGGCTGCTGAGAAGAAGAAGCGCGCGAAGCCCACCCTTTCTGATGAGCAAGTCGCTGTGTTGAAGGAACGGCTGGTGAAGGCACGCGAGGCCAAGAAAGCCAAGCGGCTAGCGAAGTAACATGATTGGAGAAAAAATAGAAAGCAACCTGTGTTGTATCAAAACGACACAAAAATAAAAAAATTTAAGATATATATCAGTGTTATTATTTTAATGCGACTATATCTACAACATTTAATTTTTTGTTGTTCTTGATTTGTCGACATTATTATTCGAATTGTTGTTGTAAAAACATCAATAAAATGTCAGCATGGTCAGCTTGGAATGTTACAGGGACACTCAATTCAGAGATCCTGAGGATATTATCGCAGATTCAGTATGATGTCTATCAAATGGAGACAAATAAAGTCACAAAGGGCGGCGATAATGTCGCAGGAAACAGCTCTGTACCTTTAGTGATTGGAACGAATACAGATAATCCGCTTCAGTTTGAGACAAATAATGTTCCGCGCATGACGATAGAAAATACAGGCAATGTTTCTGTGGCCCAGCAGATAGAGATCGCGGGTACTCAGAGTGCACCTGGCCTGTGTTCATCGGTGAACAATGATACGGGCATGTACTTCCCGGCTGATGCAACTGTTCAGATGGTAGGGAACGATGCAGTAATGGCTGAGGTCACTCCGACAGAGATGACGGTATCGTCTGCGCGTGTAGATTTTGGCGACAATGGCCCGTACATTAAGCACAGTGGTACTAAATTCACAATGGATTCGCTGAATCACACGCTTGAGTTGACTGTACAGGGTCAGAATGGTATAAACATAGACAAGAGCGGTACGACGACGAATGTGACATTGAATGCTCCGTCGAATGGACAAGTTCTGGTGAACAGTAACGCAAACGATCTGAGGTTTCGTGTACAGGGATCTGATGCACTGCAGTGTTCAACAACACAAGTCGTGTCAAGCAAAGAAACGCTTATGCCTAAAGCTGTCTTGTCAATTAGAGGCACAAGGTTTGCACCGGCTGTAACGTTCCTTGATAATATGGACACGGGTATATTCCTTGGAGGCGATGGACAGCTTGCGTTGTCTGCTGATGGAGTCGAGGCACTGAGATGTTCGGCGTACAACGTAATATCGAGTCAAGAAGTCATGGTACCCAAAACGATGCTAACAAGCAGAGGAACAGTAAACGAGCCTGCTATAAGATTTAGTGACAATACAGATACAGGGATTTATCTAAACAGCGATGGTCTATTGACGATATGTCAAGATGGGAGTGACGTGTTTAAATGTTATCATACTGGGGTAGACATGGTAACAGACAGCCTCTTTTTTAACACGGTGACCAATCCGCAGTTTCCTCAGATATGCTGGGATTCCAGTGGAGCACGAGATACTGGTTTTTATTCGCCACAGGATGGTATCATTAGAGCTAGAAACAATGCTCTGGATACACTGAATTTGTCAAATTATGTGTTGTCTCACATGCAGGCTCATAATGGCCACAATGCATCTATACCAAAAGAATTTCCAATGTTTGGAAGCTGGATAGGTCAGCATTCTGGCACGTTACGGGAATATGATCTCGGCGATCCAGAAAGACAGTTCCCGATTAACATGAGTATAATGCATACTAGAGTAGGCAACATCGTGACATCGCGAGGCATGATCTCTTGGTTCGTAAATGCACAGACTGATGGTATAGCCCTTGAATTGGGGCTACATTATTACAAGCACGGTACAAGCTCTACTACGCTATATGTTGGTGGAAAGAGTTATTTGATATACAATTATTGTGGTACGATCAAAGTTCTAAATAACGAACCGCCTACTACGACAAACAATGTGGTTGCTGAAGGCTTTTTAGATACGGTATCTATGGGTACTTATATAGGCATTATAGGTACAGCGTGGCACAAGATCGGGCTTAGTACTGTCCAGTTTCCCATAAACAAAACCTACCGAATTATGATAGACGTGATGTACGAGATCAATTCGTCTTGAGAAACCACGAGACTTGCTGTATATAAACATCGATATCATTAAAAGTTTTATTAAATTTAGACTGTTTAAATTCAGCTTATAAAATTCGGTCTATAAAATTTAGTTTATAAAATTCGGTCTATATAATTCAGATTACAAAATTAAGTCATCAAAAAATCAAGTTATCAAAACGCGATGTCGTCAATTTACGGAACGTCTGTAGCTCAGTTTGCTCCGAATATCCAGGGCACACAGGAGCTGGCATCATCCATACAGAGTGCGATGCAGAATACGCTTTCCAAGAACGGAGAAGACCTTGTACTGGAAACAAAGTCGGCCAACAATGTCGTCGTGAAAGCCAACAATACTACTGTAGCGACATTTTCTGCGAATCCTACTAGTGATCCTCAGTTAGTTGTGTCAGGGGCTACAGCAGATGTAGTCATCAATGGAAACTCTTCAGTGGATTCGGTAGCTACTATGCCGTCGTTTAGAGTGAGCAATGCGAATAACAGTAAGAATATCTATCTTGGGGTGCCTGGTGGGTCTGGAGAGCCATCTGTGGGGACGACAGGAGGCCAGCTGAGGTTTACAACTGCGGACAGTCTTCGCATGGCATTGACTGGCTACAATCTTCAGTTGTACAACCCGACAGCATCTGTGAATTTGAATTGGACCAACACGACTAGTCCCTATACGCTAAACTTACCCGATTCGCTTGGACCTAAGAATACTATGATTGGAAACGGAAACACTGCGGGCTCTCTCGCATTTCAGAGATGCTCTGTTGTGTTGTATGGCGCTTATTTGAGTGACACGACCACAGGCATAACAAAACAAATTGTGCGGTCTGTGACTATCCCGGCGAATACACTATCTGAAAATTCCATGATAAGAGTAATTATGATGTTTGATAAAACAGGCACGCGCGGTGCAGGTACTACAACAATCGAATACGATGTGAATGGGTCTATTGCGATGGCACCTCACAGTGCCGCTGGAGACGCGGTTATATCGACACGTCTGCAATATGAAGGCTTTATGACAAACAATCTGACACAGCTTCAAACGCTAAGGGCACCTAACGTCTCTACCAATATGGGGTTGGGTTTCAGTGTGGTCACAGTGAATCACGCCACAAATCCTATGACATTCAACGTTTCTATAACCGATCCTGTTGCTGGATGTACCACGCTGAGATATTTTTCGATTGTTATGTTATAATTGGATATAAATCAGGAACCCTGGTCTGTATTTAACTATTTTACAAAATGTCGAATCAAAAACTGTTTGAAGAAATCATACGTCAGCCAGGTAATTGGCTACTTGATGAAGACATCTGCAGAGATTATGCGCGCGCGCTTTCTGTGTTGATATCAGAAAACCATGACGACCCGTATGAGCAGATGCTGCGAATCATTGAATGCGAAGTCAAAAAGCGCGTATCTGAAAAGCTATTTAATATTGCTGAGTACGCTTCTGAGCATCTGGACGAATGTGCTAAAGTTTGTTCAGAGTGCGATGTCGATCTTGAGAACCATGGCCGCTATTGTACAAGACGCAAGTCCGATATCAACAAAGAGAAGAGTCCATCCAATGAAAACGGAACCGCTGGTCCTTGCAATTGATGTCGGCATCAAGAACATGGCGTACTGTTATCTTCAGAGGATGCCTGAAAACGAGTGTGGCGACTTTGAGTTCAATGAAAGATCGTATCACATCAAGGCGCTAGACAAAATTTCGATTGGCGAATGGGGACAAGGCACAGAGAGGCTTGTGAATCAGATGGCTGCGTTGTTACATGATGTTCTGGATGCACAAGGTCGACCGGACGTCCTTGTTATCGAGAAACAGCTAGCTCAGAGTCAAACGCTGAGACAATTACAGTACTGCATTCAGAGTTTTGTGCTTGGCAAGTATGCTTTCCCGCCTAAAGTATGCTATCAAAGCGGGAAAGACAAGCTGAAATTGTGTGACCAGATTATGTTGTACAATGAACGCTCTCGTCTCAAGAGTGCGTATAGAGCCAATAAGATAGTTGGTGAGAAAACCGTGCTTTGTATATTAGAGCACACGCCGTGGTATGATATACTCAGCAAAACGAAAAAGTCTGACGATCTCAGTGATGCATTTTTGCATGCACTCTATTATGCGTATAAATGTCGTTGATGCATATCAATAAAATTCTGTTGCCACTAGTTGTTGTTTGTATCGTTGTACCGGAGATGGCGAAATACCATGGAGGAAAACAATTGAACGGGCGACGTCTAGCAGATTACATGTTAGAATTCCTTCCCGACAATGCCGTATACGATGGCTACTGCGAACCTTTCTGTGGAATGCTGGGCGTCTATAGACACATGTATACTGCTTTGGATGCTGGACCTCGTCAGATGTTCTTCTTAGCTGGTGACGTCAACGCATCTGTAATAGCTATGTGGAACAAGGCTCAGACTGGCTGGACTCCTCCTGCGACATGCACTGAAGCAGAATTCATGAAGATGAAATACGACGGCCTTGTGACTGCTGAGAAAGGCTTCTTAGGACACCAGTTAAGTTTTGGTGGCGTTTATTTCGCAAGCTACATCGGCCGGTACGGTGGTCAGACGTATCATGCATCAGCTGCTCAAAGAGTGCGCAATCTCGCAGACACTATGCCTAAGATCAAATTCCAGAGTTGTGAATATGATGATTACAGTCATCTGAAAAACTTTATTATATACTGTGATCCGCCGTACTATGGCACAATACAGAGGTACCAAAACGAAGAAAGAGAAGGCCTTGTGTTCGATCATGACAAATTTTGGACCTGGGTTCGCTGCATGTCTAAAGACAATATAGTATTTGTATCAGAGTATACCAGTCCAGATGATTTTGTAAACATAGCTGATGAGTTTTCATTGAAAGCAATTGATGGCAAGTATACTAAAAACACCGAAAAGCTGTTTGTACACGAAACTTTATTTTTAAAATAATGCTGTACAGATATCTTTGATAATACATGGACTACATTGTTGTAATAAATCTAGATCATGCATGTAACAGTTTGCTCGTACATGTTAGAGTCATTCTCGCTAGGGAACACTTTAACCTGAACAGCTTTAACGTTGACGTAAAACTTCATAGACGATGCGACTTGGTTAATCCCAGTAATCTCAAAAGCCACTTTAGCCATGTTATTCTGCTGTACAAAATTAATAGGATCGGGAATAAAAGTACCATGCTCGTCAAAGAAAACTGTAGTAATCTTGTCTTCGTTAATTGAGATCTTAGGGCTGAAGAGTGCTGGATACTTTTCTGCGGGCTTGACAGATGGCGTAAAAAGATCGTTGATGTTCATAGTAATAAAGCGAACGTCGTCTTTTTTGAACCACTTTGATGCGTTGTCGTAGATGAGCTGTTTAAGACGAGCATCAACATAGGACATGAACTCGAGGAATCCGTAGCCGTCCTCGCCAGGTAGATCCACAGACAGCGGTAGAGTGACTTTAGTAGCGTTAGCAACATCGTTGACGCGCTGTCCCTTTCTGAATTTGCTGTCACCAAAATCTACAGCGAAGATTCCCATAGACAACCGAAGCTTAGGAGAGACAACGATCACGGGCTTGCCCTCGCTTGTCTTGACATCAAATACGTTGACAAACTTAAGTTCCTTGGGTGCAGAGACAGTAATTGAGTTGATGTCAAAAGAGCGATAGTCAGGGATAGAAGCCATGTCGATGCTTGCTGCTGTGTGCTGATCTTTTGCTTGATGCTTTCACTGGATGTCAAATGCCCTGATAGTGTTGTAAATGGTCTGTGTACTCAGATTAAATAGACAATCTGTGTTTATTAATAACTATTACGTATTTTGAATTATGGCGCTTAATTTTAAATAAGTCGCTGTGTATCTATCTGATTGGTCCACGTGTACAAATTGTGAAATATTTAAAATTCAATCCCAAGCAATTTCAATCCATGCTGTGATTGGTTCACTTTCGCGCCTGTATTTTATATGAATAACGTGTATATGAACAGGTCTTGGTGTCATTGTCACTAAGTCTTGCAGTGATGGATGATCTGGAGACATTCAAGCTGTTGCCTGATCTGCCAAGAGACGATTTTGATCATGGAACCGTGGAACGTATCTATGTTGACCCGCTCAGCTCTGAGGATCTTGAGACGCAATGGAAACTCTTTATTGAGAATGCCAATGCCCTCATCAATTCAACAGATAGCGACAGACTTGTATGTTCAACCACCAATCCGTTTGATGCATATGTACCCGCCCCTGTTGCTCCGCTTTTCGCTCGAGATGCGGTTCATGTACGAACGTGTTACGGTTCCCAAGAAAGAGCATTTGATGTCCCGTATGTCGTTCAAGAACTTAAAGCGTGCTCGGAAGACGAAGCTAAGAAAACTCCTGGCGCAAACTACGCGGTTGAGATCTGTCCGCAGGGTCGACTTACCACAATCCAAAAGCTTCAAGCAGCGGTGGAACATTCACTAGATATGCACAGAAACATGATCAAATGTCTTGAAAATGTAACAAGTTTATTAGATTCCGTGGTTACTCGTCTTAATACAATTGACGAAACTATCAAAGAACATGTGACCAAAAAGAGAAAAACAAACAAGGAGTTTAATCCCAAAAGAGATCAAAAATCTCATAGAATGTTGTTGCCGAAGTAAGATCTGTAATTACACACAACGTTCCAGAATTCTTCTAGTACAGGAATGATTTGATTAAACCACTCGTCATCTCTGCGTACAGTTAGTATATTAAAATGCTCGCTGTCGTGTGCAGTTTGGCGTTTGTATTCAACATAAAAGCATTTGTCGCTTTCAGCTACTTGCATCTGGATCTGGCACTGGACCCAATACATAGTAGGCATCAGCGTATCTTCAGTAGGGTTTCGTTTGACCAAATACTTTATCTCAATAGGAACGCCATCACACGAAATGAGATCAAATGTAGCAGCAAGAAACTTGTACTTTGAGTGTGGTGTCAGCCCTTGGTTGTACACACATGGAATATTAGTAGCTCGTACAAATTTGTCTGCGATCTTAGATTCCATTAGGCGCCCTTGTTTCATAAAATAGTTATCAGGACCTTCTGTGTACGGTTGCATGTACTTTTCAAGAACGGATCTAAGAGAACAATATGGGTTCATATTAAGAACCGCTGCAACATTACTTGCTGTAAGATAGTTGTGTCTCAGTTGATGATGCCTGGCTGTGTCATCAGGTCTTGGCGAAAAAAAACTTCGCGTGAGAATACGACGCAGCCCTGAGCTAATAGGTACATATAGCTGTGTGTTATAATACGTGTCGAATGCTTCGTACTGAAATGTCGCGTTCATTAGGTGTCTTGGTTGTTCGTCCACAGGCACTCTGTCAGTAGCATGGACAAGTCGTGCACAGTTGACTGAGCACTCTGTAGAGCTGAGATCGATGCGCTTTTGGCACATGATGTTAGAACAGTGATGTTTTTCGTCTTTAGCTGTTGAATTAGGATGGTTAGTGAAAGATCCAAACGTAATGTAACACGGACAATCCTTCTTTACGTATTCAAGATAGCGTTCTATCCATAAATGCTTACATTCCTTTGGTTGTTCAGTCATTGCGCTTGATGTCCCAGTAGTAGTATTCAGGTTGTTTAATTCGTCGTAACTGTCGTCCGATGTACTTTCGTATACATCACGAGGTCCAACAGCATAAAATCCAAATTCTGTTCATTCGTTATCATCAGTGTTATATTCGCTACTTGTATCAGTATCTGACAAAATACCAAGGCTGTCATCATCAGTGAACAAGAATACATCTGGACTCTCAACACATCTAAGGGCCCATGTGTTGGGAAAATACTCTTGTACAGTAAACAAATGCTTTACAGAGCCACGGTACAAATATTTTTGAAGATAAGACGAGCGTGGTTTGTACGTTATTTTCTCTAAAGCATTGCCGTAAGAATCTTTGATTACTACTAAACTGTGAAAAGCCTTTGTTGATTTAAGTTCAACGAGAGCTTCGCTATCAAACCGCAGATAATACAAAATTTTTACACGTAGTTCAACAGGAAGTGAACAGCAGCGCATGTCCATGTCTGCAAACACAACATTTAGTAACTTAATCAATAGTATCCCAGCCACTGACATTAGGGAACAGATGCCACACGGATCCTTCTTCTATACTACTGTTAACAATGATGTAAGGTCTGACATCAGCTATGTGTTGATACAATCTATACAAAAAATGGTACTCAAATCTGTAGTGAAACAGAACGTCTGGCATAACGTCAAGTGGTATGATTTTAAATAATTTTACTGGAAAGTTGTGTTACAGATGTTCCATACAAACAACACTAATTACTTACCAATGCCATCTTGGTCATCTTGTTTAGCTAGCTGATCAACAACCCGAGCTGTTTTTCTAGACGCTATGTAGCGCAGATCACTCGCACACCGTTTGCGCGGAGCACTTGGCATAGCTGTTACATGTAAGTTAACGTGCACGTATTAAATGATAACATAATACATACAAGAAAAGTTTAGTGTTGTAGTAACCGGTGTGGTTGGTTGTTCGGACATGTCTGTCATCAAAGCTTCGATCTTGGTGCAGACGTTATTTTGTGGAGATGTCGATCTTGCTTGGCTAACTGAGCGTATTATGAAGATCTCATAGTAACGCATACAGTTTATATACAAAGCATCTGTGCATATTGCAAGCTGTAGTAATTTCAATCCATAGTATTCATCTCGAGTTTCAATCCGCCATGTAACCAATAAGACGTTGACACAACATAGTGTGACGGGTGTGGCTGTATGATAATTATAGAATTGGC